GTGAAGAAATCGTTCGCATGGCGCGGGAGGCAAATCGCTATGCCAGCAATCAGACAGATGACAGTTTTGAGTGGCAAGAGATACGTGCTGAACGCTTCGCCGCCCTAGTCGCTGCTGCCGAACGTGAGCGTATTGCCGACGAGTCAAAGCACATTATCAAGCGTGCTGAACAGCGCGGCGCAGAGATTGAACGCGAGGCGTGCGCGAAGGTGTGCGAGGATTTTGACTTCGAATTTCAAGACGATTCAGCAGGAACCCTTAAAGGCGCTGCTGAAGCAATTCGCGCAAGAGGTGAGGAATGACACCAGAACAGTTTATAGACCTACTTGCTGAGGCCGGGATGTTGATTGAAGAATCGCCTGGCGTGTTTGGATGGAAGCCGACGATTGAAAAGGCGGAAACGTTTGCAAAAATTGTTTCAGACACAGAACGCCAAGCATGCCTAGCCCTCTGCAAAGAGCATGCTGAGGAATACACAACCTTTTACCAACACGCTGCGGCTGGTGCTTGTGAGGCACTGGCTCAGGCGATTGAAAAACGGGGGAAATAATGAATTACATCCCAATCCACACCAATATCGCGCCGAACTACAACTATTTGAGCGCCGAGAACGCGTTTTTGAAGCAAGACATTGAGTACAAAAACGCAGTGTTATGCGATCAACAATCGACCATCGCCAAGTACCAGGCAGACGTGGAGCAGCTCTCACAAGCAACAGCCACGTTCAAGCAAGAGCGTGACCAGGCGTCGGCAGATGCGGCCAGGTGGTCAGTCATGAAACAGATCATCCTGTCCCAGGGCGGTGAACGTCAGCTTTATGAAGTGCAAAAGACGGTCGACAAAGAGATTACGTTGCGCAACAAGGCGGCAGGGGCGCTTACAAAATGACACTGCTACCTGTATCTGCTGCTCAATTGCAAAAGCATGTGACGTTTGCAGAGCCTCCAGTTTGCGAAGTGCATCAGTATTCAATGCCAACCGAGCACACTGAAATTGCGCCTTCCGTGGCCGCGCAGAGGCTTGAGAGAGCCGTTAAAGCTCAGCCAAACGTTGCCGTTATCCAACCTCAGAGAACAGTGCAGCATCAACTTGTGGTGCAACCGCCATTACACAAGCGGATCTTTTATAAAGCCGCGTGTTTATGCGGGGCGTTTATCATCCCGTCGTTTTGCTTCTTGATTCTTGGGCCTATTGGGCTTGTTGCGCCTGCTGCACTAGCCGTCGCGTCAGCTACTCTGTTTTTGCTTGCTGGCAAAACATCCAAAGAAATGCAGCAAGCAATTGCAAACGATCAACAAGCCCTTAGAGCGCGCGACTTTTGTTAGTTAAAATTTATCAAAAATGTTGCAAAGCAACTTAGAAATTTCTAAATTGCAATAGGAGGTGAATAAAGGCATAACCAAACAGCAAAGGGCATAATCATGTTTGCATGGCTCGGAATTGACGATGCAATGGTAGCGAGCGGTGTAACGCTCATCATTTATGCAATTTGCGGTGGTGGTAGAAGTGAATAACTTTATTCAGGTTTGAAAATCGGCGTGGTGGTGACCCAACGCAAAACAAAGTTGGCAAGCCCCACGACCGACAACACAGCACCAGCGTGCGCGCCAAGAAACGGTGTGATTAACGTCCCGTTAGACACAACCCAATCAATAGCAGGAATTGCAGCAAGCGCTCCATTGAACACCACGGTTTTATAACCTTTCATGCTGGCACCTTTCCTGATTGCAACTGCGCGAGCGTAAGCCCGCCAGTATATTGAAAATGGGCAAACTCACGCAGCTTGCCCGTCCATCTACCTGCCCACTCTAGCCCGACTGATTCGCCAAGCTCCCCAATCTTGCGCCACATGTCTCCGTCAGATCCGGTAGTGCCCCATACGGGTTTCCCATTACGGATCGGAACTACGTCAAACGCACACCGCCAGTTATGCCAAGATTCGCCAGCCCTGGCGTTTGTCACAATCGCACCAGGCTTAGTGCGCCCTTGTGCGTATAACGAAGACTGGCTCTCATTATCACGATAGGTGCTTGTGACTAACAAATCAATGTTGTGCTGTTTTGCTATAGCGATAAGTTTTTCGGCCCTGATCTTTGTTTGAGGGTGCAACTCATTAAGATCACGGCTGTTTATCATCTCTTATCCAATCTGTCGGATACTTTTTCGAGATTACGTCGAATATCTACAAGGCTTTCTTTAATCTGCCCCATCGCCTGATTAACCCGCTCATCCTGGTTTTGGTCAATTTGCGCCTGAACTCTGCGTGATTCTTCCAATACCGTTAACCTTCGATCAATACTAGACCACGCTCCAAACCCTGTCAGTATAAATCCGACAAAGGTTAAAACGTGTCCTAGATTGATCGTGGAGTCGAATTTCACGAGCTTGTTTTCTTTAACTGCGTCGTTAATCATGATATGAAATCAAAATTATTTAGCGACCCATCCTGTGTTTCCGGTGCCGGATTCTTTTACATATAACGTAGTGCTAGCACCGCCATCGGTTCGGGTAAATAGAGAACCTACTGGTGCAGTTACAGCGCCCTCCGGGGTGCCAGCTCCAGATCGCCATAAAACCTCAGCAGAGCCTACCCGCAATGCGTCGGTATAAGTTGCAGACCACCGCCCGCCAGCCTGCCCTAGAGTGCGTGTTCCAGTTGCATCAGGGACAAAATGAGCGCCTGCCATAATCCCGGCACCAGCAACCCCGGCAGCTCGCAGGTAATCCGTTGCTGCCGCTCCACCGCGCCCAAAGTATAGAAACCCGCTTGCGTCTAAGATAGTGCGCGAGTAAGTATCCCCAGTCAGTTTCCACAGCATTGAATCAGATGACACGCGATACTGCCAATCCGTCGCCGTTTCGTTTTTGTTAAACGGATTCACGGCAGGCGGGAAACCCTGTATGTGCGGGTTGCTGCCGCCTGTCGCGTTCGCAAGATTCATGCCGTTGCCAGAGTAATGCCGAGTCTCTCCGTTTTTCTGATTGTTGACCCAGAAGTTTCCGGTAAAAGATCCTGCTCCGGTGTTGGTAACAATGGCCGCAGCGGTCTTATATCCGCCGTCAATCACATTTCCCTGAGTTGTCTGTCCAGATTCAGCGTAAAACTGAATGCGTATAGTCGTCGCAGACTCAAGGCGAGGATTAATAAACTTATTGTACGCTCCGGCAATACTCAGCTGATATTCGCCCTCTATACCTTCAACAGACTGTTTTAAAAATACGTTGTTGTTGGGGTCATTGGACGCGCCAGCATACGGGCGCAACTGTATATACGCAGTGCCAGCAACAGCGGTGCCTTCGGACGAGGAGTATTCAATTCGCCCGCCAATAAACAGGTTTTCATTAACAAATCCGCTGGCATCTTTTGGCTGTACCTGAAGCTGGATGCGATTTCCCCACAATACGCCAAGCGTCACAACGTTGTGAGCGCATCCTGTGCTATATCCGCCAACTGTCAAACCAACTCCGAAGTTATAGACATACGGAATGGTAATGCGAGACTGATAAACGTTTGCGATGTTAACGCCGATTGAGTTTGTAAACCCAGTCCATCCAGGCACAGTCTTTGCCGTGTTGTTTACGAACGGTAGAATAATTTCTTCGTTGAAAAGGTATTGCGCTGCGGCTGAGGGGCCTACCCGAACAGCTGTCGTAACAGTCGTTGCATCAGCATTGATCGTCATGGCTGACATATCGCCGCTGCACTTGATTACCAACGTTGAGGTAATCTTATATGTGCCTGGCGCGCCTTGAATTGCGTAATTATTCGTTTCGCAGTAATCGAGAGCGGCCTGAATCGCAGCCGTATCATCCGTTACCCCATCGCCCACGGCCCCAAAGTCTTTAACGCTAACAGTCTCACGTAGCTTAGCCTGCACCGTAGTGGCCACAGCACCAGTTCCCGCCTGCAAAAACGTAATCAACTCGCTGCTGTATTTGTCAGTTGATGCAGGCGCACTATAAATTGCGCTGCCATTCTTGTTTTGCACGCGAATGGAATAGTCAGAATTAACGTAAAGCCGCCCAGGTGAGCCAGACTTTGCCGGGTAACCGTTAATCGTGCGGATAGGCTGAACCGCAGGCTGCGTCAGCGCCGCGTCCCAATAAACGGCAATCGGATTAACCTGTGGATCAAGGTTGGCGGTGCCAATCCAGATATAGCCATTCTCAAGTGGTTGGCCGTCTGCCTCGGTGAAAATCGGGAAAGTGGGCTGCACTGACAAGACGGACATTATTCAGTCTCCGGTTGGGTTTGACGGCCTGCTTGGATAGCAGCCTGAAGCCATTGAACGCGCGCGTCCATTCCTTGCGGAAGTTTAGCGGTATCTGCGAATTTTCTAAATGAGTCACTCATTGCAGTGCGGCGGATTGCTGCTTTAGGAACTTCTGTTTTCGTTGCAGCTTCAATGGCGAGTTTTTGGAAATCATCGCTGGCAAACAGCTTTCCGGCAGCCTGCAACGAATCTTTGCCAGTTGCCATAAACTTAACGATGTCTGGCGTGACAGCGCCGCCAACAGGCCCAAGCATTGATGCTGCCGCGCCTGCCGCCCTTTGAGCCGCACCGCTTTGCATAACCTTGCCGACAAGGTTTTCAGCCTTCATTGACTCAACGAGGGCTTGATTCGCTTTGCCAGTGGTTAGCACCTGAGCGCGTGCGTCTGTGATTCTGCGGGAAATCTCGTACAGGTCGCGCAATACGCTGTCGGATTCCTTTCCGAGAATATCCACCATCTGTTTATAAACGGGTGGATTAGCTCGCAGGCCACGGTAGGTTTTGGCAAACTCAGCAAAACCGAAAGCACCTTCTTGACCAGCACGCGCCGAACTAGCAACAGATGCCAATGCGGTGGAAACAGTCTCTTTCCGCAACTCAGGCGGCACGACCTTCATCAGCTTGTTAAACTGCGCCGCATCGCCCTTTGCCGCCGACTTAACAGCAGATTGCATTAGGGTCGCCACGCTACCGTCAATCTCTTTTCCAAACGCGCCGACAATGCGATTCTCAAGCGCCTTTTTCTTGGAGGTAAGCAAATTAGCTGCGCGCAATTCTTGGCGCAATGCTTCACCGCCAATATCTCCAACATTTGTCAGCTGATCTTCGGCCAGAGCACCATAAAGGCGCTTTAAGTCACCAGCGGCCATATTTCCGTATGGCGACTCTTTTCCAGCAATGGCTTGTCCGATAAGATTCTTTTCGCGCAGCAAACGGCCATAGGTAGCGGCTGGATCGGTAGCCAGTTCGTACAGCTTCTTTTCCTGCGCGGTAAGCCCCTTTTCGCCCACCTCAGCCAACACTTCATCAAGGGTTTGCGAAAGCCTTGGGAATTGCACAGCAGACGATTTAGGAATGGATTCATCGACTCGCTGATAGATTGCGCTTGAGTCTTTAGTAAGCTGCGCCTGAGTGCCTTTTAGACTGTCCAAAATGCGCTGCGACGTAGCTCCGGGGGCGGGTCGCCCTTCGATAAATGCAGCGTCAAACTGCTGCACCACATCATCCGCCTTGGTTACAGCATTGCGAACGGTATTAACCCATGCCGCCTCAGCTTCGCCCCCGGCAACAGATCGAGTTAATCCAACGGCAGCGCGAACCTGCGGATTGTCACTGAACACATCAAACGGCAAATCCATGCCCAAGCGTTCAGCAGCGGCTCGGGCTTCTGGATTGACTTGAGCGAGATCGGCAAGTTTTGCCTGAGCCGCCGTCGAACCAATGCCCTTGCTTGCCGCCTTGCGAGTCAAAGCGCCGACTTCCTCAAACGCTTTAGGCGTGGCTTGCTCAGGCATGGCCTGCATAGCCATTGGCGCGGCTTGAGGTTCAGGCGCAATAGTCGGCTCAATACGCTCCGCCACAGGAGCCGCAACAAGTCTTTGCGCTGGCCGCCTTGCCGCCTGTCTGACTGCCGCAACCCCGACAGGAGCCATTGCACCGGCAAGACTTGCGGCGATCTGTGCGCCAGTTCCCATACCTGCTTCTTGTGCCGTCTGACCTGCCGCACCAGCCCCAGCACCACCAGCCACTTGAGATACAGGCTGTCCGGCAAGCATACGCCCAACACCAGCCGTAACAGGCGCAGCCTGACCAGCTGCCGCTTGAATGGCCCTACCAGCCGCCACAGTGCCGCCAGCTCCAGCCGCGCCTGCTGCGGTGGCCTGCACAATACGCTCGGCCTGTGTTTTGGCTTCTGGCACGCCAATGCGAGTTAGCAAATCTTCCATTGCATCCGTTGGCATGGTGTATTTCGTGCCGAACAGATTGTTAATGGTGCCGACGATCGGATCGCCAACTAACCCGGCAAGTGTTGCCGCACCAGCGCCAGCGATTGCGCCAGGGATTGCGCCGACTCCACCAAAAGGAGCGCCAGCCGCCGCACCAAGTGCCGCGCCAGTGGCAGGCAAGGCGAGGCCGCGCGTCACCGCGCCCATTACACCGGATGCGGTAGTTTCTGGTGCAGGCTGCGTGGGCTGCTCAACCTGAAAGCCTGGAGGCAAATTGCCTGCTGCTTGGCTGCCTTCTAATACAAAACCAGGTGGAAGCGGCATTGATTACCTCGCTTGAGTCCAAGTATTACCGCCATCGACTGACATGATGCGCTGGCCGGTTTGCGGATTTACTGCATACATTGCTTGTTTTGGTGCAGCTTGAGGTGCGGAAGGAAGCTCAGAAACATTATCCAGAAACATTTTCGCCGTCTCACTTTTTCCAGCAGCAGAGCCAAGCAGCTTTTTGCTTTTGTCGTACTGAGCCTTAGACGCTCTTTCCGCAACTCCGAAAATTGTTTCGAGCTCGCCTTTTGTGAAAGTAATATCGCCGCTTCTGGCTTTAATGAGTAATTTTTGCTCGTTTTCTGTAATTGCACCCTGTCCCGTAAGCATGCTGCGAGACTTTAGCGCCATTTCAGACAACCCCTGAATGACTTCTCTGGTTGCGTTGATTGCTTTGTCACCAGTAAATCCCAATGCGTTTGAAATTTTAGCTGTTGATAGCCTAGTCTCAGCGAATGGCCCGGTAATTGCGCTATTCAAAGCAGATCGATAACGCGGAATATCGGAAAGCTGAGACGCGGCAGAATTGGCCTGTTCGTACAAATCAGGCAATAGCTTTGCAAGCTCTCCAGATGCAGACTTTTCAAGGTTTGTGACACTGACATTCGTCACAGCCGCAGGAGGTTTTTTTAAAACCTGCAAGTCTTGAAAGGTTTTTTGTTGTTCAGGCGTGAGATTTCTAAACTCAATGGCCTCTTGAATTGATGATGGGATGCCTTCGCGTCGCTTGGCTGCTGCCGTTAATGGAGCGAGTTCCTCCGCCCGTGAAGTCTCAGCCAGCTTGCTAAACGTCTCGGCAAACTTGTCTGGAGACATAACCTGAGACAAACCCATCAAGGCATAATTTTTAGCCGTTGCCGGGTCAGCATCAATCAGCGAAGAAAGAGCCTGCAAGCCTTTTACGTCTTGGCCTTCGGGGGTCGCTTGAATGCGAGCCTCGATCAAGTCTTTGGCAACCTTTGAATTGCCAGACAAAAGCGCGCTAGCCACTGGCAAAGCCGCTGCAATCTCACCTTCCTGGCGCTCTTTTCCAAGTTGCTCAAACGTGGGTTTAATCGCCGCCTGATGCTCTGGAAACATCGTCATTAGGCGCGAGAATGCTTTAGGCGTGCCTTGGCTAAATGCGCTCTCAAGCTCGGTGCGATAGGATTGCAGGCGCTGCTCGGCTTGTTGTTTGGCGGCTTGTTGCTGCTGCATTTGTGAAAATGCAGAGCCAATTTGCAACCCTTCAAGTAAAGACCTGGCAGGATCGACTTGCGGCATTTGTGCTAGGTAATTAATAGGCTGAACCATGTTTTTATACCTTAGAAAGTCGGCATTTTAAGGCCTGAGCCAAGACCTGACCCGCCAGCGGGAGCGCCACCACCAAATCCTCCAAGCCCATATATTAAACCGCCAGCCCCTAGAATATCCCCGAACGCCTGCCTGGTTGTCCCACCAGCTGCCAACTGCCCACCAGCCAAAGCAGCTCCGCGCTGACCAAGCAAATTGCCAATTGTTCCAGCCGTTTCCATACCTGCCGCGCCTTGTCCTGCGGCTGACTGCTGTCCCAATTTTGTCATTCCAGCCAAGTTTTGATATTGCTGCGCAATCTGCTCTTGCAGCATTGCAGGGCGAAATTGCGCCAAAGCTGCCTGAATGTTTCCACCTCGCAGCCCGCCAGTGGCCGATGCCCGCTGCAATAATGCTTCTTCGCCTTGTTGAACAGCGGATTGAAACAATGGGCTTTGCTCAAGTGCGCTGATAGCGGCCTGCTGTTCAGGGGCTCCACGCAAACCAAGGAAAGCCTGTTGCTGCTGAAGTGCCGGGGCTCCTGCCTCAACGTATGGGCGAAGCAATTCGGTAAGGATGTCGAATTGTCTGCGCTGTTCCTGAATGGCAATGTTGGCTGATTCTGCTTGAGTGCCTGCTGCTGCTTGCGCTGCTTCAGCTTGCTGAGATGCCCCAGTAACCCCACCGACAATCTTTCCGACTGCGTTTCCGATAAAACTCATTTTGCTTGCTCCCAATCGCGCCGCGTCATTCCCAAGACATGAACGCCGACCAATCGACCGTTTTTAAGGCAGGCACCGCGTCTCATGCCTTCGTTTTTGAAACCAAGTTTCAAACAATAATTCTTTGCAGAATTAAGACCTTCGATAATATACGCGGTAACTCTGTTGATGTGTTTTTGAGCGAACGCCCAAATAAGGCAAAGCCGACCAAAATCGCGCGAATGCTCAAGCGCCTGTTTTGACAGCATGGCGTGAATGTCGATTTCTACAAAACCTGATTCAACAATCATAAACGCGCCGACTTGCTGGCCGTTTAACTTGGCAGATAGATATTTAACGTTGGGGTGTTCAATTGGCGCGAGAGCACGATGATCGTGACCGATCTTCGCTATATATGGGTCTTTAAAAAGCTCTGCAAGGGTGTCCAAATTTTGGACATGCTCAAGCGCCAGCGAAACCAATTTTGTCCCTTTTCGGATTCATGGCCGCCGGTCGCCTGGGTGCTCGGCTGTTTGATTCTACAGCACAAATATTAGGTTATTTCTCGACCGCTTGCACGAATTGTAAGCGATGTTGCATTGCTGGCGATGGTGCTGATGAATGCACCTGGGTCCAGCTCTTGGCCGACCAGTTCAGGGCATAGGTATGTCTCGCCAGGCACGACCGTGCGGTCGTCGATGATTAAGTTGCTGTTTCCAGCGCTGCCGCCGCCCTGTACAAGATTAACACTAAATGTTCTATTGACTGTATCTGTATTGGTTACAGTTACTTTGTCAATAAGTGCTTTGACTGCTGTTGCTGTATATTGCGTAGTCTGAGTAGCCTCCATTTGTTTTGGCGCAATAAGAGTTTTGACAATAACGGTCATGACGGATAACTCCTGATGTTGTTCGACACAGTGACAATAATTGAAGGAATAGCTGGCACAGGTGCGGCAGCAGGAAAATACTGAAGTTGAACGCTTACATCACTTACCGCCCACATAATCTGGATGTAATCGCCAGGCTTAAGGTCAAAGAAATAATTTGCCGCTGAAAATATTTCAGCGTTATTTCCCTGAATTTGTACTTGACTAGCAGAACTTGGCACATCTATGCCATTAACTCTAGGCCACACCCAAAAATTAGCACCCCCACCGCTTGTTTTATCCAGTTGCAATGAGAACTGAAGATTATAAATGCCTTCTGTATCTACTTCGATTTCACTAATAGATGGGCTGCGTAGAAAAACGCCATTAGAGATATCTGTGGTGTTGTATGTAATTGGATATGCAGTATTAGGTAAAGCAGCGATTTGTATTGTAGTGTCTTGAAAACTTCCAAACCTAGTGCGATGAGGTGGCACTCTAGGCGGCATCATTTGCAATCCTTCAACTGCATCTGACAGTTTTGATAAAAGCGTTATTGCTTGATTTGCTTTATTTTCTGCCGATGCAATGCTAATTGCAGTTTCTTGCGACAACAAAGCAATTTGATCTAAAGCTTGCGTTCCTTTAATGTCTGCGATTGAGCAACAAACTTGTAGTTCCTGCGCCAATAAAGCAATCTGTCCTAGTGCTTGTACAGATTTTGAATCTGCAATTCCGGCTGCTATATTTATTTCATTTACAACGTCAGGCGCAATTGAATCAGCAAGCGCAAAAAGCTGCTCAAACTGTTTTATCTGCTCTGCGTCCTTAAGAAAGGAAGCAAGCTGATCGCGGGTAAGTTTTAGTTTATTTGCCATCAGTAGGCCAGCGGCTCAAGTTGAGCCTCAAGTCTAGCAAAAGACAAGTGCGCCTGACTGTCTCCACGGAAACGCTGGATGCGCCAGTGGCCCATATTCCCGTTTCTGAACCACACAAGGCGCTTTTGTGTCTCTCCAGTAGTGCCGACTCTGATCGGTCTGTCTTGCCCCCACACAACGCCATCTAGTGAATAGCTTGTGGTGATAATCGGGTTAATCCCAAGCGCCACGCGTCCACTTAATGACACAAGTTCAAGCTCGTTAAAGAGTGCGCCCTTGCCTTCGTTATAAACGATAAGCGTGCCAAATTCCCAGCGCACGATCTGGCCCCAATGATTGCCAGTATCTTGCACCAGATAGCCAACGCTAGACGATTGCGGATCGCCTACAAGCCATTTGTCATAAGACCACACCAGATTTCGAGCGCGGTACTGTGCAAAGCCTATGGTGGAAGTGCTTAGAACAAACCAGACTTGTTGGTTTAGCTCTTGCGAAGCTGCGCCATCATAAACAAGCGTGCGGTCTGGAAGGTGTATGTAAAGATGCTGGTGAGCCTTATCGTTGCGCGCCTCAATCTTTACGCCTGCAAGCTGTGTTTCGGTATATCCAAGAAGAATATCGTCAATTTCTTGCGTGCTGATCTTGGTAGCCGATGCATTCACACCGAGGTAAACGCCTGGCGACTCGTTCCTACCACTTCCAAGGAACGCGACAGTCTCAAGATAAACGCAACAAGCATGCGTGCCAATAACGCCCTTTTGAATCTGCGCGCCATCAATACGCTGGAATGGAAAGAAATCACCGCCAACGTTGTCGAACACTTCAATCGTGTTTCGGTTTAGCGCGTAAATCTCGTTTCGCAGCTTGAGCAGCGCTACAACGGGGTCAGGATCAACTTCAGAAGATCCATACTTAAGCGGATTTACTTGGGTCGGATCGCTTAACTCGGTGACTATCAGGAACTCGCCGTCTGTGGTCATGAAGTAGCCATCCACCCACACCACATCTAGGACGTTTCCGAGGTCAGGGTCAGTAACCTGGGTGAGCGTGGTGCCATTCCAGTAATACAGACGACCGCCAGACGCGATAGCCAGCCTGTCAAAACTGTAATCAAACGTCACCAGATCGCCACTACCAACATCTCCAAGCGTGGTTACTGTGCCATTACTGGCAACGCTCACCAGCGATGTGCCCATGACGCGATAACACACTCCCTGCCAATTTACGCCGCCTCTATCAATACCTGGGCCTGTTCCATTGGAAACGATGCCATCAGCGGGGCGCAGGAATCCTGCGCTGATTCCTGAGTTTTTAGGCACAGGAACAAGATTGACCGGGTAAGACGTGCGAAGGTCTGGGCCGCTGTCAGTGTAAATGCCGTTGAGAATTGGAATCTGCATTAGCTCACCACTTAACCTTATCCGCCCAATACGCGGCGCTCATTTTGCCCTTGGCAATGTTTTCGGAGTGCCGAGCCTTGAATGACTCTCGACGGGCCTTATCCGCTTTCGACTCGCCCTCACGCTTTGGCGACCCAGAAACCCCCTGCTGCCCAAAGCGAACAGTCTTGATCTTATCGCCTTCCTTGGCAACCACCACATGCGACTTGGTGGGATGCGAAGGCGTGCGCTTAGGCTTGTTATAGCCTTCAACGCCTGCGCGGGTTAGTCGAGGGTCTTTAGCTGGCATTAAAGGTTTCCTTTAGATACCCAAGTGTCAGTATTAAAGCTTTTTAAAATTACCCAATTCGCCAATTTGTTCCGTCGCTATAAACAGGGACATTGTTTGCCCCGCCGCCAGCGACAATTGACGCAAACGTAGTAGCGGTTGCATCGGAGACAAAGGCTTTGGCTCCAGCGCCAATAGTTGCGGCGGCTGGCAAAGACGCTACTGTAACAGGAGTAAACTTTGCGTTTACTGAATACACAGTCGTCCAACGTTTAGACGCTGTGCCTAAAGAAATAGAGTTATCTGATCCAGCAGAAAACTGAGGTGTTGTATAGCCTTGATACTTTAAATGCAACGTTCCGTCATTGGCTTTCCAGTTGAAATCGACAACGCTTCCATTTGAAGGGGCGATAAAATTTATGCCGTATGTCCCGTCGTTTTCAATCCATCCGTCGGCGGCGTCGCTGCTGCTACGAGCAAAAATAACTCGGCCATTCCCCCCAGGAACACCACCAAGCCGCAAATAATTTGGCGCTTGAAATGGCTTGGTGCTTGCAACCCCGGGTGCCCAAAGCATCGGCAGGTTTTGACTCAGCGTTGCATTCGTATATGTCCTGCCAAGCTCAACAAAACTTAACGGTGCGGTTCCGGTAATCCTTTTGCTATTGACGGCGTTTCCGTCTCCTTGGATTAGATACTTTGCGCCGACTACTGTAATAGTTTCCCAAGTTCCGCCCGCAAAAGAATAAGCGTATTGAGTTGCGGCAACGTTTGTAAATTCAAACGTCGTGCCAATAATGTTAATTTGATTCCCGCCGCCGGACAGAAAATTAAATCCTATGGCACCAGCAATCCCAGATTCTAAATATGAATCTAGAACAGTAATTCCAGTGGTTCCGCTAAGTACAAATTGCTTTAAACAGTTAATTGCATAAAGACGATTGATCTCCCATGAATTAACCACATCTTGCAGATTAACCGCTGTTTCAAAACCGCGTATGAAAGTGTGGTGAACTTTGGATAGATACGTGGCTTCAGATGCCGACCAAGGAGTGTTATCGCAATCAATCGCAACAGTACCAGCTGCGTATGTTCCACCATCATTGCGATGGCGTATGTAGATGCGGTTCCATTGAGAAAAAGAACTGCGTGTGTTGCCTACGCGAAATCCGAATGTGCCATTTACCTGAAGCTCAAAATCTTCAAAAATAAACCAGCCTGATTCGATATATGGGCTAGTCCCATCCGGTTCTGTTGCGCCGGAATGAGTGCAGGTAATGGCGGCGGCAGCGCCCGTATGCTTAAGAATCGACGTCCTCGTCGAAGCGCCGTAAATTCGTGTGTTTTGAGCGACTGTTAAAGTTGAAAAGAGGTATGTTCCTTCAGGCAAATAAACGGCATTTGCGCCGCTATCAAGCGCCGCCTGAATTGCCGCTGTATCGTCAGCAACCCCATCGCCAACCGCTCCAAAATCCTTAACCGATACCACATCTCGCATTTTGGCTTGAGCAGTTCTAACAACCGCACCTGACCCAGCCTGCAAGAAATTAACGTCCGTCGCAGAAACCTCAGTCGCGTTATACAGCGAAACAGGCACCGTTTCCGCCCCATTTACGTTCGTTACCTTGACCGAGTAATCGGTGGCAGAGATGTAAAGACGCGAGCGCACGCCAGCATTAGACGGATACCCGCCAATGGTACGGATAGGCTGAGTTGCCAGCTGGGTAGCTGCATCATCCCAATAAACGCTGATCGGATTGGCTACCGGGTCTGACCCTGCAACCCCAATCCACACATAACCGTTTTCCAACGGCTTGCCATCAACATCAAGGAACGAACTAATCGGAAACGGGGCGGTATATGACATTTTTTACCCTTAAGCGATGCGATACCAAGAGTTAGTCGGCTGGTAAAAACGATACCGCACAAAGCCCCCAGCGGCGAGCGAAGTCACAGCGCCGTAAATGTTAGAAGCGCCATTCGCAGCAAGTGCAAAGGTCGTAATCTGCTGCGTGCTGGTAATCAGAACCTCGGTGCCATCAGCCACGCCAGTATTCAGCGGGAATGTAATCGTTCCAGTGGCAAGCGTACCGGCAGGTTGGAGCAGCATCCATTGTTGCTGCGCCACCGGAGTTGGAACCGTCTGATTAAAGCCAGTGCCAGGAACATACAGATTCGTCGCCAATGTTGGGCTGGCAAAGCTCTGTTGGAAATACGTTAGCAAGGCGCTGATAGACATGCGCCGAGCGTCGCCATTGTTGGGCGTATATACGGGAATCTGATCGCCAGCAGATACGTTGGCAAGCAAAGGCAATTGATTGATAGTCGGCATAATTAACCCCAAATGTTGAGCGGGCCATCCTGTCCGGTCAGAACAGGATCAACGGGACGGCGAAGGAAAGGATCGTCGTAAACGCGCCACGGCTTGTTTCCAGCCCCGGCAGGCATAGACCCCGGCAACTGTTGCTGCGGTGGCAACGTAGCCCGGTTTAAAAGAGTTTGGTAGGCATCACGCGCGGTGGTCTTAGTCTCTACCATCAACTGCTTGCCATAACTAGGCGCAATCCTGATTGCCAGGTTAGTAATGATTGCCTCATTCGCGCTATCAGGCACTTCTGATTCTGCATCAATGTCGCTGAACTCAGGGCTTGAAGGCAGCGGATAGCCTAAGCGAATGCCTTTACCGTTCCAGTCTGCAATCATCGAGTCCAAACGACGCAACGCGCTTTCAAGCTGCTCAGGCGATACGTCAAAGCTATAAGACGCAATCCCGATTTCTTCGAGCGCAGCGGTCACAAATTGGCGTTTGCTATATCCCATAGTCACCCACCTAGCGCCTGTTCAATGCGCTCTAAAAGTTTCTTGTCTGTCGTGCGCCCGTCAAACTTCAAACCAAGCGCAACGGCCTTTTGCTCAAGCTCAGCACGAGTAGGCTGATCGTCAGGAATAGGTGCAGGCGACGAAGTAACCTCAGAAGATTGAGGCTGCTTGAGGGAAGCGAACGCCGCCGCCCGCGAGGGGTGCCAACCATCAGCGATCCGCCGGTCAAATTCTTCCTGAGTTTTGACGCCGACATAATCATAAGTCCCATGAGCGTTTCTGCGGCTTCCTGGACTTTTATAAACGATGGTTGGGAATTGAATCATTTTTTACCTTTTTTAGCTGGTGCCTTGGACGGTTTCCCAGCAGTTTTAGCAGCTTTTCGCGCAACGCTTAGAGCTACCGCAACAGCTTGTTTCTGAGGCATTCCGCTTTTCATCTCTTTGCTAATGTTAGTCGAGATAGTCTTTTGCGAATAACCTTTTTTCAGAGGCATATTTTACCCTTTAATTAAGAAAGGGGCCGAAGCCCCTTTCCGTTACTTAGCCTTAATTAAGGAGCAGTTTGCCCGAACAACATAATGCCGGACATTTCGGGCTGTTTATTCACAACGCCAAAGAGCGTGTCCAGACGATACTTGGTGGTCATGGTGTTAATGTCGTACCACTTCTGCATCACCAGCTCGATACCCTGGTCGGTCGATGCACGCATCACAGCGGTGCCAGCATCAGCCGGAACAGCGTAACGGCCCGGCAGGATTTCCAGCGCGTCTTTCTGCCAGAACACGTTGATAGGAGCAGCAACGATGTTAAGGAAGTTGATGTTTGCAGTGCTGTCACCAGCGGTAATCACGCAGTTTTGATACTGGTAGTCAGCATCGGTCGGCGTGGTTTGCGCGGCAATAATCGGGGGGCTGATGGTCATAGTTGTAACGCTATCAACCGAAATCACGCGGAAGGTTTTCAGCTGGCCAGTGTCGCCCTTGGTGATGTGATGAACAGCATTCACACCGTCAATGGTGAAGGCATCGCCAGCAACCACGCCCGTGGTGCTAGAAACAGTCACGGTCTGGAAACGGTTATCAACGTTCAGCACGCCAGCCACAGAGTTCGTAGTGGCAGCAGGGGTGTATTCCTGCGAGCCGTTAGCGGTGTTAATCGTGATGCCGGATCCAGCAGCGGCGGTGATACGGTTGGCGTAGTCCAGCTTGTAGGTGTCAAACGACGCCACCATGCCAACGTACGCGCGCTCGTAGGCGGTCAGGGTCTTGCCAGCGCCAAGGAACTGACGGTTGCCAAGGTTAGACGCCATGCCGTTGTAGTCACGGGTCGAGAGAGCGAGGTAACGGTCATAAGACGGCACGCCCTGTTCGTTCATGATCGCTTCGCACTGCGCCACGTCATCAAAGCCGGTAGCAGACAGAGGACGATCAACAACCAAGGTTCCCTGAGCAGCAGCAACAGCCATGATTGCCACGTTGATGTCGGAAGCAAGTTTCTGCTTAGCGGCATCGCCAAGACGGCCTTCTTGCAGCGCGTCGCGCAGTTCGAAAGCGTTCAGCGTCCAAGGCACAGACTTGCTGTAACCAAGAGTGGCAGGAACAGCAAGCTGGGTGTAGTTCTTGTACTGAGCGCTAATATCCACACCAGGGGCAGCGGAAATCGACTGGCTGATGTAAGGCTGAGGACGCCACAGGACGTTGTCAGTACGTTCCATCATGGTGCTGTCGGTGTTATAGACAGCCACATTACGGGACAACACGAGGGCGTCTTGGAAACCTTCCAAGATGTCTTCAAACGCGACGCGTTCTTCTTTGCTAAAGGCGTTAGCCATGATTAAAAACTCCTAAATTATTTAGATTTTTCGCGCATCTGCCGCTTGTAGGCCATGACTTTACTCATATCGCCAGACTTCGCAGCTTCTTCACGCAGCCGTTCAAGGGTTGAGTCCACCGAACCTGAAACGCGGCCAGTACCTTTGACCACTTTTTCCGGCGGCGGGGCCGCCTTGCGATTGCTAACTTTCAACTGAGTCTCCAGTTTTGCTACCGCGAAAGCAAACTTCACGGGGTCTTTAATTGAGGAAAGCTCTTTTGCCTTTTTTGGATTCTTTCCGAGAGCATAAACAACCAGAGCCGGATTATCAGAGCCTTGAACGATAATGCCTTGCTGAGTTACGTCTAAGGTTTCTTGAGCGATTGCTTCGGCATCATCAAAGTCTTTTGCTTTTAGATCGGCTTTCGCTTTTCCGTAAGCGTCTAACTTAGTTTGCCAAGAATCACGCTGCGCCTGCTCTGCTTGACGTTGTTTCTCAGCTTGCAGATCAACTTCGCGCTTTCGCTCGTACCACTCAGACAACGCAGTTTCGTACTTATCCGAGTCATAATCGTAATCTTCAAGTCTTGGCTTATTACCCAACACAGCCGGCTTTGTCTCAGTCTGTGAGGCATTGAGCTTTGCTTCAAGATCCTTAATACGACGCTCTTTTTCCCTGTTTGCTTTACGCAACTCCCGAACCCATTCAGGTGCACGAGTTTCTTCCTCTTGAGGTGGCGATTCCTCTCCGATAGATACAACGATCTCGTCAACTTCGTCTTTCGAATCTTCTTTCGACTCGTCTTCATTTTGAACGGCTAGTGCATCTTTTTCGCCATCATCATTAGACGTTTCGTTTTCTGATTGCTCGACTTCCTCGACTTCGACCTGTTCCTCCATCACTGCCGTTTTTGACATAAAACCCCCGTTTAACTCACCCATTAAAGCGGCTGGGTGGGTGCCGCTAATACATCAATGCAAATTTATACCAAAAATAGCAAATAACTGCTTGCTTTCATATTCTTGCAAAGCAATTAGTGCGTAAACAATATCCTCTTCGTCTCTTAAAAACTCTTTTAAATCTTCTGATGCTTGTAAGAGATCGCCTTTGATTCCTAAGTTAATTTCTTGCTGAATTTCAAGCTTTAGCAGTTCAATTTGTAACTTTTGAACCTGATCAATTTCGCCAGAATAATCGACAATTTTTCTAGCTATTCTTTGCGCTTGTTTGTTTTGAGAGGTAGACATCACCTCATAAATGTTTTGTAGCTCTTTAGACGCTTCGTCTTTAAATCTTGAAACACTTGCTTCAAGTATTGCTCTTTCTCTTCCCCAGCCATCCCCAGGCCTTTCATTTTTCCTAAAGCGTTTAGTCTTTACAGAAACATTCCCACCGCCAGGGATAGTAGATCCGTAAGGAGACTGGAGAAGAGTTAGAAACGTCATTTAATTTTTTTCAAAATGCTTAATGTCGACTCAGTTTCTAAAATAAATTTATCGAGTTTTTCAATTTCCTCAAAATCCCCGACTGAATTTGCAGATGCTCTTCGACTGTTTAAATAAGAGAGTCGAGATTCTGCGAGCTTAATAATTTCATCAATTGTCATACCAAGACCACCATTTCCTGAGCAACTGTTGATAAGTGTGACTGCAACAAAATCACATCATACGTGTCAGTGCCATCAATTGCCGCATAAGACGCCATTCGTTGCCCAATCGTACCTGTACCTGATTGCAAAAAGTCGGTCGGCGTGAATGGCGAAAGCACTCTGTTTTTGACGTCAAACCTATACATTTGACTGACCGCCGAAGCCACGTAAATGTTCATATAGAACATCCGGCCTTCGTTTTCGTACGGAGAATACGTTCCGCTCGTGCCGACCGTTAAAAGAACGGCCCCATCATAAGTAATAGTGGAAGTCCAAGTTCCAGTGATGCTGCCTGCAATATCTAATACGTCTAGTGTTGAACTTCCTGTTCCACGGAAGAAGTAACAGAACGACTGGCGAGCATTACGAGCAGCATCAGGCTGAATACCAAAAGACGGAGCCCACATGCCGCCTGACGCGTTTACGCCAGGAGCAACACCAAAGTAAGTCGTGGACCACGCGTTAGCAGCAATGCTGTTGGTGCCGTTGTTGATCGTCGCGTCGCCGTAGTTGTACGTATAGACAGTAGTCGTTGCGCTCGAACGAACCAACATCAAGTTTGGCAACTCGATAACGTATTTGGCAGACGTTGAAGGAGTAACAGCCCACGCCGTTCCAAGCGTATAAACGGGCGACGGGCCAGCCGTGTGTGAAGCGATGATGCGGCGTTGGCCTACAGCAGTAGGCGTTACCGTATCCTGAACAATCCGAATCTGGAAGTTGCGATACTCGTTAGCTGCAACAACGGAGTCGCCATTAGCAGCTTGGCCCGTCAATGACGATGCTCCGGCAGCAGTAGCGGCCAAAGCGTAACGAGCAACTACTCCAGTGTCGTAGTTAAACGCGCCCTTAATCATTCCATCGCCAGGCGAGCAGTCGTAAGGCGTGTATTGTTCGTCTAGAACAAGAATCGACGAATCAGTACCAATCGTTGCTGGCAATCCTGTCGTGGACAAACCAGTGGACAGCGTGTTGCTGGCAACTTCAAACGAACGCCAAATATTCGATGCTAAGGTGCCTGCATTAAGCATGAACACGCGGCCGGCAACGATTTCGTATCGTGCGCCGGTCGCAGGCGTAAACGTGAAAGCCGATAGCACAGTAATGGCTGGTGTAGTTCCAGACGTATTCCCAACGATATACCGCTCTTCAGTCTTGCCCGCCACGGTGTCGATAATCCGCAGCTTGAACCCGTATTCGCCAGATCCGCCACGGTTGGCAAGCATATTGACGCCAACCGCTGTTGGTAGCGCCGTTGAAAGTGTTACTTTTGTGGTTGTTGATCCTGCTGCAATCGTTCCGACCAAACCAAGCGAAGGCGCAAAAGCCATTGCAGTGCCAGCGCCAAACGTCCCCGCCAACCCAGGAGACTGAACAAGATTCCAGCCTTTTGTGACTATGTTGTACCGGTTAAGAATTGATGCCGAAACAAGCTGATAAACAAACGGATTTCGAGACACATCTGAGCGCATATCCGACGCCAAACATGTCCCAGCCGCGTGAGCGTTGGGCGCCGGCGCTACTTGAACCCACATTAACCGGTCGATTACTTTTTTAAAGTTGTTTGCCATTGTTTTTCCTTAAGAAATTCTCGACCGAACGCAATCAGCCCAAGCAGACATGTTGGCTCCATAAACTTGAAGCCTGCCTTGCAAAGTATCAATGGTAGATAAGTTGGTGACTGTTGAGCAGGTGGTAACCGTGGTAACCGTGGTTACAGTCGTCACCGTTCCAGACTCTAAAACTACCGTACCGCGCTGCCTCTGTAGAGACTTGTCGTAACCCCTGGGAGAATCAAGATAAAGAAGAGCGCTGCTTAATAGCGCAGAAGCTTCTTGATCTTGAACTGCTAACGGTGTTTCCTGTGACACGCCTGATATTTCGACTGGCACAGGAGTCGGCGTTGAAATTGCCGCAATCGTAACGGGCATTGGGTTTGTAGATGAAACGTCAGCCGCTGTCCCATCGTTGCCAATCCCGATTTTAATGCGCTGATGAAGAACTCCTCCGATGTTATCGGCAGCAACTATTGCACCTGCCCCTGGCGTATATCCAACATTGTCGCCCATGCTTTACTCCGTTTCAATCTTGGTTATACGCCCGCGCTCCCTAACAATCCTTTTCGGTTTGTTAATCGCTTCGATGGCTTTTTCTGCGTTGCTGCTGCTTACCTCTGCAAACTGCCCAACCGCATCGCTCATTTTGCTAACTGCGTCTCCAATAACAGATACGGTCTGCCCAAGCCCCATTACAGCTTCCTGCATTGCTTGGGATGCCTGAGCCATAGAATTATTTGCCTGACGCTCAGAAATTAACTGCTCAATCTGAGAATCAGTGGCTTCAACTCGATTCCTTTTAAGTTGGTTTTCAAGCCTCATCGCTTCAATCTCAAGCGCTGTTTTTTCATCAACTTGAGGGGCAGAAAACTCAACCTGCTGTGCCTGAACGGGCTGTTGGCTCACCTGCGCAACTGACTGACCTTCAACTTTCGAAAGAGTCTCAACGGTTTGAGCCCGTTTAAGCTCTGCATTAGCAATCGTTTCAACAGTGTCGGCCCTGGCCTTTGCAGCCTTGGCAACAGCTTCCTCAGCCGCAGCTTGCAAGAAAATGGCATTCGGGTCTTGCTGCTGCCCTTGCATCATTGCGGCCATTTCTTCGGCTTCCTGCTCGGTCGGCTCGATTACGCCCATTCGAACCAGGCGATTGCGGAAGAACTTGCGCACGTCGCTGATGCCTTCGCCTTCCATGTTCATCATCGCCATAGCTTGCAGCACTTGCTTGGTTTCCGGGTCATCGCTGATCGCCAGCATGCCAGTGAGCGCACGCACCGTAGCGGCTCGCTTGCTGGCACTGGACGGCCCAACCTCAACGGCCACGTCAAACTCGGCTTCACTCATGTCATTCTCAAGCTCAATCTCACCAGATTCTTCGTTAATGGTGGGCTTGAGAAGCTCGATTGCTGACACCTCGCCGCCTTCGGAGACGGCCTTCATCTTGCGTTTTTCTTCGCCGTAGATTTCCTTGGCCATAGACAGCCAAATCTCTCCGCTGCGCTTGATGGCTTTGGAGTAGTTCGACATGTAGATAAACGCCTGCATGTCCAACCGCTGCTGGATCATCTCAACGGCTTTGCCGCTGATGTTGCTGACCATCTTGTCGGCTTGCTGCGAACTGCCGAGAATGTCCTGCATGTCCTGTTCAGTGACTTGCAGCAATCCGGCCAAAGCAGGCGGCACATTGGGTGCTTTGGTGTATGCAACTGGCCCGCCAACGGTCATATTGCCATTGGCATCGGTGATCGGATTAATTAGCAAATACGGATAATCCTTGAGGTTATCCTCTGCCCACATCATCTGATGCCCCGCCACCTGCTCAGGCGTGAGGATAGGCTTCTCGACGCTCGACAATGCGCTGATTTCACCAAGCTTCGAGAGCTGCATATTCTTGAGCCGCTGGGCATCTTTCGCCAGTCGCACATGTCCCATGCAACGCTCGACGTTATCTACGAACCAGCGCTTGCCATATAAAGGCACGATAGGGATGCACTTGCCAGCGATGTATCCGCAGTCCTCAAGGATCTTGCCGCCGCTCATGATGTACTTACGAACGCGCTTTACCTTGTACTTCTTAGAGCGCACCTCGGTCGAGCCAATGGCAGCAAGTCTCTCCTCAAGCTCTTCGTCTTCGTCAAACTCAGCTTGTCTGTAACGCTCCTCGTCGCCAGAGATTGTGCGGAAAATGCGAACCGTCTCGCTCTTTTCCTCAACGCGGTAATACTCAGCAACATACACCACGTCAGGCGTGCACCAGTCAAACTCAGATTGATGCACTACTTTCGGCCAGCTAGTCGGATCATCGCCCCACGTAGCCTTGTACGCCTCACGCGTCATTGAGGTAATGACAAAGCACTTCTTGGCGTCTGACTTATCCTGGCGCTTGGCTTCAAGGTCAAAGAACACCGACGAATCTGCATCGAAAATCGGCTCGATGCAAATACGCTGCCGATCATCGTCCGGGTCTTCGTCGTCTTGGTATTCGGTGCGCAAGCGCCACGCCCCAAAGCCCCCGCCAACAGCTTCCTCAAAGGCGTTGTCATAGGCTTCGTCAGCCACGCTATCCTGCTCGTCAGCGCGATAAAGACCTGCGCAGGTATCAGCAAGGCTGTCGTATTCCTCGCCTTCCTTGCTTACAAACGATACCGAAACCTTATTGTTCCGGTATTCGTTAATAATGCGAATGACGGCCAAGTGAATCTTATTGACCTCAAACTTTGGCTTGTTTTCGTACTGATCCCAAAGCGGGCCTTCCCACTGAGCACCCGCCAGTGAGTAAAAGCGCCGATCTTGCAGGCATTGGAGACGCTCATCGCGTAATGCAGATTGAATGTTATCGAACTCTGCCAGCGCCTCAGCGTGCAGATTTGCAAGGTACTGGTCTTTAGAGATTCGAGCCATTTATGGTTTCCTTAATGCCTGCGCGTATTGTCGCCCCAGCGGTTGATTGTTGGCAATGGAACAAAGCTTTGTTTCTTTTCAGGCTGGGCACGCCTTACGCTTTCACAGGCATATCTTAAAGCATCAATAACGTGATTGCTTTTGTCCTCAAGTATAGGCAAAACTTTACCCGTTATAGAGTCAGTTTTGTAACTATAAAGCGTCAATTCATCTATTGTGTGTTTGCACCTAGGATGCACAACAATATCAAAGCTCTTTAGCCATTCTATCCCTTCCTCAACCGACTTTGCCCCTTTTACTGCTGACATGATCTTTGGGAAGCCATGCGAACGCATGTGAGATATGGTTTCAGGACGTGAGCTATCTGCCACCATCGGCCACTTCTCAGACTCTGGCACCGTCATAAACAGGTCAGGCGTATTCACGATCTCGCACCCAACCATGTAAGCCTCGTGGTCGATGTAAAGCGTGCGCCCAACGATGTGACAACGCACAAGCACTGTTGGATCGCTGGCAAACCCCCAGTCAGCGCCGAGCCGATGAACCGCGTCTTTCGGTGCGTCAAACTCCTCGATTCGCCAGTTGCTAAACACCCGGCTCGTACTGTTTTGCAGGTATCCACCGAGCCAGACATGCGAATACTTGTCTGGGTCGCGCCGCTTGTCGTACTCCATCTCAGCGCGCAACACTTCAGGAAACCACGGGTTGTCGTCGTAATTAACGGGCAGAATCACAGAGTCAGGCGGCGGAGTTGGGCCACGTAACAGATGATCGACCGGGTCGCTTGCTTGGCTTGGGTTCCACGTGAACCATAGCTCGCTGCTTGGCTTACGGATTGTAGGGCGCAGCAGGTCAAGACTGCGCTGCGATAAGCTCTGCGCCTCCTCGACCCACGCCCGATCGTATCCCTCGAGAGACTTGATCGAATCAGCCGTGTGATTCTGCATCCCCTGGAAGATAATCAAGCCATCGCCCTTGCGTGACTTAATCACCGCCTCTTGCACCTCGAAGTACGCCCCAGCTCCCATCTGCTCAATCTTCATTTCAAGCAGCCGTTTAACCGACTGAGCAAGCGACTTCTGCACCTCACGAACACACACCGACCGGCTAGACGGGTTCAGTATGTGTTCCTCAATGAGCATCTCGGCAAAGCAATGCGACTTACCAGATCCACGCCCACCGTACGCGCCCTTGTAGCGCGCCGGTTTGAGTAGCGGTACAGCCCATCGAGGAGTCTGGATTTTGAGAGTGGTCACTGTTTCCGCGCCCACACGCCAATGCAATCGGCCAGGTACCGAGCCGAATCAGCCAGCTTAACGACCGCTTCGATGTCAGGCGACGAAAACGCTAACTCACGTTGCAGCTCAACACAGATTTTCTTCAACATCACCAAATCAAGTGCAGGATCATCCATTATTGCTTCTAACCTTAAGACAAAACAGTTCAAACAACGCCGGGCACATCCGGCGCTCGCCCAGCTCCCACTGCTGCCAGTTACGTGTGCTGCGATAGATCAATGATGCCGCTTTAGACGCGCTTAAACCAGCCTTAGAGCGCGTTTCGCGGATTAGTTCAGGGGTAGGGTTATCTGGGAGCATTTAAATACATTACAGGCCTTGCGGCCTGTGCTTTCCTGTCTGTTGTATTTTTTCAAACTGCAACAACCCAACCGTTATTCGGCATTGCTTTAAAAATCACAACTTTTTGCACATGTTCGCGCCCAAGCCTGTAAGAATCGCCAAATAACGTAACGCCCATAAACCCGTTTTTGATGTTGTTATTACCGACTGTGCGCATTTCGCCGTTGATCATAACGGTGTCGCCTTGCTTAATGTCGCTAATGTGCGTGGGCTTGATTTCGTATTTCATGGTCAATCTCCGGTTTGTTGCCCCGCTTGCGCGGGGGATTTTTTAATTACTTTTGATTTCGCCAAATTTCATAGTCTGTGAAAAATTCAAAAACTGCCCAACCTCCGCAAACTTTGACAATTTTTGCTGCAGCAGGATAAGCGGCAACAACGTTTTTGCGGGTTTTGTAATCGTTTTCGTCTGCAAAAAATTTCATGGTCAATCTCCTGTCTGTTGTTGTGTTGTGCTGCTGATGTACTGAACTATATGCACAACGTTCGTAGGTGTCAAGCATCATCCTCAACTTTTTTTTCCAGGGCACGCTGCTCAATCACTTCACCAATCACAACGCGCTCGATACGCTCGATTTTAAGCGGATTGTCGGCGTCTCCTCCGACGGTCACTTTATCGCCATACCGTTTTGGATCCCATTTCGCCAGCAATTGCAGACGAGTCCATATCCGATTCTTTTGCCATGCCACAAAACCAGGATCAACGCTGCCACGTTCAGTCAGCGGGGGCTGTTCATCGGCAATTTCAAGCGTCGATGTTGCGATGATGTCGTGTCCAGCAGCTCTCGCGCGCGCGAAGCGTTCGGCCAAGGCTGCATCCGCATAAGTCCAGTCATACCAGGTTGTGAGTCCAATTCCTACTTTCTTCACCGCTTGAGCCAACGGAATTCCATTGCTTAAGCAATCAAGAATCTCATTAGCTTTTATTTCGGTGTAAGTAGAAACTCGAGCCATCACTTCACCTCATAAGCATAAAGAGCCAAGCCAATAACAACCACCAGTACCCAAGTATCAATGTACATTTATTCAGCGGTCCCCATTATTGCAAATATAATCATTAATCCAATAATAACCAATATACCAATGCCATCGCTAATATGTTCCATTTTGTATTTTGATTAATCTGCCTAAATAATCTTGAGCCTTTAATAGATCCTCAAGGCCGCCCTTATCCTTCCACCTCGCCACGTACTTAATGACATTGCCCCAATAAAACCCCTGCAATTCTTCCTTGCTCATCCAGCACTCCATAGCCTCGATTGGCTGGATGTCTTTCTGGTAGTGCTTACCGCCGATCTGACTCATAGCAACCTCATAGCCACTCATAGAACACTACGGCTTCAATCCTAGCACATTGTGCGCATTACACTAGAATTGACTCAAAGTATTGATTCACAAACTTGTATAAATTGGGTCGATATTGTTGCAACAATAAAAAATCATTTGCAAAACCAACTGCGCCAGTCTTGTGATTTTTTACAAGCCAATAATTGGCTTTCTTTTTTGCTCTTCCTTTTGCAACAAGTTTGTAGGTGGTCCATTCATCAGTGTGAGCTTGAGGTTTTTTGTACAACATCCAAACCTGCTCGTCGTTTTCAAACTGTGAAACTTGTTTCCATCCATCTTCAACCGGAGGAATTCTTCCGAGATGACTTCTTTCCATTTTTCGCCCCTAAAGCCTATAGGAAGCGTCACTCTATCCTATAGGGAAAACAATTTCAACTTGCCCCTAAAAATTTCTGCATCGATCACTGCCCCGCCCCTCCCCTGCCCCTACCCTTATATAAAGGGGGTAGGGGCGTTTAGGGGCGCTAAGGGGTGGCAGTGATACGACGCTTTCGCCCCTAATCGCCCCTAACGCCCCTAGGGGCACTCAGGGGCATTTAGGGGCACTTTTTTTGATCATCATTGCGCTGCCTTGCACCCCATCAACGACCACCCAACCATGCTCAAACGGCTCGATTGTTCCGGCGTTGAGCATGGGCGCGATAATGCCATCTGACCGGCTGGCCTCGGTTTTGTTCTTGGCTGTACGCTCTGACATGCCATCAGATATAAGTAATTCCCTCAAAGCCGATCTACTTATATATGGTTTATCTTCCCTTATTTCCGCGCCGCTATTAAACCAAGCCCTCTCAAACGTCCTGACGTTCTCATCGTGCTTGGTGGGTCGTTTATGTGGCTGCTCTGTGCTGGCGCTTTCATCTGGCACCGCAACGCAAGTAGTGGCAGGTTTGCCGAATTTGGTTATACCCATCTCCACCACTTCAAGCCGGAAATATATAACCTCACCTTTGCCTGGCAATTCCCTTTGCTTGGTAATAGTGGCAGACCTTATTCCGTCCTTTTCCATTACTTCAATTTCGGTATCAATATGCGCCCGAATACCTGACCAACCGCGGGCGCCTTTGGCTTGATCTTTACCGTTATGGTGAATTGCCAACATAGCCGCTCCGGTGGATTGCGCTACCGCATCAAACCGCGCCATAACTGGCCCCATATCCTCGCCGCTGTTCTCATTTGCCCCGGCGCTCATGCGTGCCAAAGTGTCGCCAATGATTAAACGCACTGGCTGGCCTTTGATCTGCTCAATCGTTTTGACCAGCTCAATCACGTCTCGTGAATCGCCTTCGTTGGCGTAGAAATTGAGCGGGACTGGCACCATCGCCAGGTTCTCAAGGCTGCATCCGTAATGCTTTTTGATAGCCTGCATACGGGAGCGGATTGAGCCAGGGGCTTCGCTGGCTAGATACACCACCAAACCTGGATCAATCTGACGGCCGAAGAATGGCTGGCCGGATGCAATGTGAGCGGCGAGGGACAAAGCAAAAAACGTCTTTCCGCTATTACTGTCCCCATACAACACCGCCATTCCGCCAATGGTCATGAAGTCCTCGACCAACTCGTTCGGGGCTTCGTATTCGGTGGATAACCCATCGCCGAACACAACCTTCAGCTTGTCCAGCATGGTCTTGTCGGCTTGAGGATTTAAAAGCCCTGCCAGGTCATGCCCTGCTTGTGCGTAATCGTTGGCGTCGCCCTGGATTGACGGCATAACCATACGCGCCCCGTATTTGGCGCAGGCTTGCTCGGCGTATTTCTGGCCTACGCCGCTGGCATCGTTGTCGGCCACAATTACGATGTCCTGTGCTTGACCATGCAAATCACGCATAGTGCCAGTGACGGGCACTAAATTGCTGGCACTGTATGCCACCACTACAGGACGACCGCTTACTTCGTGGATGGTGGCGGCGGTGGCAAAGCCTTCTGCCACGTACAACACACCTGGCACATCCAGCGTACCGATCAAGCAAAACTTACCGCCCACGCTACCGCCTGGGTGATAAAGCTTTCCGCCATCGGCATCGATGTATTGCAGGCTGGCGAGCGCGCCATCGGAATCAAAGAGCGGCACCATAAGGCGACCGTCGCCCGTGATCTTGGCACCGTGTGGCTGGATACCCTTGCGCTTTAGGTATGGATGCTCAGGACTGGCCGTTGCTCCTTCAGACCAGATTATTTCCACGGTGCTGGCTGCGACTTCGTTTTGTTTCTTTCTCTCCAGGTCACGAGCGGCTTTAGCTGCTGCCACGCGAGCGACGTGTGCCATTTCATCAGCCACGGTATATGGGCGATTTATGGTCGCTTTTATGGTTTGTTCTATGCCTTGCCGCCAATCACCCCAGATCATTGTGCAGATCCCATCGGCGTGGCCCACGTACCAGCCCGAGCGGTCGTGCTTCTTTGGGTCAGGCCGAAACCGGCGCAGCTGCCCATCAAGAATGATTTCGTCCGGGGGCTGAACCCCGGCGCTTAACATTGCCTCACGAAACTGATCCTCCGGGGGCGCGACTCTTTTCTCGGTCGCTGATGGTGCCCACGGGCCTCCCAAAATCTTTGTAAGGTCAGCCATTAGACAAACCCCCGCTGAGGTACTCAGACAATGCCTGGACTACTCGATGCGTGGGGTTTGCTTTTGGATCATTTATCAGGTTACGAATGGTGTTCGGGTGGACTTTCGTCGCCCTGGCAACCACCGAAACCTTCCGGTCGGCCAACGCCCCCCGGATTTGTTCAAGCGTCATTTTTCTTTCCTTTGTTAAAAAAGTTTAATTGCGTTGTTGCAATCTATCAGAAGTTTTGATAAAGTTCAACAACTGCACGAACGGAATGGCCGACGGTGCAGGTTACAGGAGATGTAAAGATGGCAATCAATCTTAAACGTAGCAGCGCTTTAGCTGCCGATGGCGTGAAATTGCTTGTGTATGGGCAAGCTGGTGCTGGCAAGACTTCGCTAATTAAAACACTGCCAAATCCGGTGGTGCTGTCGGCCGAGGGCGGCTTGCTGTCTATCGCTGATGCCGACGTGCCTTATATCGAGATCGGCAGCATGGACGATTTGCGCGAGGCTTATGTCTGGCTGCGCGACAGTGCCGAAGCAAAGGAATTTAAATCCGTGGCGTTGGATAGCATCAGTGAGGTGGCCGAGGTTTGTTTGAATGCTGAAAAAAAACGCACATTAAATGGAAAATTAGTTGATCCACGTCAGGCATACGGTGAGATGAACTCCACCATGTCCGATCTTGTGCGCTTTTTCCGCGACCTACCCGGCCTGCACGTTTACATGTCGGCCAAGCTGGAAAAGCTGCAAGACGAAATGGGCAAAGTGATGTACGGCCCAAGCATGCCTGGCAAGTCACTATCGCAAAGCCTGCCTTACTTCTTTGACGAAGTGCTGGCCCTGCGGGTTGAGAAGGATGCCGAAGGCCAAAGCCAGCGTGCGCTTATGTGTGACAGCGACGGAGCGTGGTTAGCGAAGGATCGCTCCGGCAAGCTGGCTGCCTGGGAAGCGCCTAATCTTGGCGAGATCATTGCAAAGATCGGGGGGCAGAAATGAGAAATAACGAATCACTGCGCGATGCTTTTGCAGCAATGGCGATGAAATACTTCTTAGACAACACCACAGACCGTGAAGCGGTAAGGGCCGGGATGGAATGGGAGGAAATTGTCGCGGTGCAATCCTACATTATGGCCGACGCAATGATGGAAGAAAGGAAGCAGAAATGAGTCCTAGCGAATCAGATGTTTTCAAGCTATCCGAAGCTTGGCTGCAAGCCAAGGAAGCTGAGCGCATGGCTGTGGAAGCACGCCGAGCGGTTGAGGATGAGCTAGTCAGAGCATTTTCAATTGACGAGCAGATGGAAGGCACATTCAACGCCAAGACGCTTACCGGGCATCAAATCAAGATTACCGGGCGGCTGTCTCGCAAGGTAGATGCAGACAAGGTGCAGGAACTCGCCGCCGAGCATGGCATTACCGAGCACCTTTCAAGCCTGTTTCGCTGGAAACCTGAAATCAACCTCACGGCGTGGAAGGCCACTTCGCCAGGAATCACGGTGTTATTGGCCGATGCAATTACCGTTTCAGCTTCACGCCCCTCATTTTCAATCACACTGGAGAAATAACATGGCATTCCTTGAACACGCAATTAGCCTTGATGACCTGCCCGAATCTACTAACGATGGTGATTTTAAGCCGCTGCCAGCTGGTTGGTATCAGGTCACCATTAACAAAGCCGAGCTGCGCAACACGAAAGACGAAACCGGCCAATATATTGCGGTGCGCTACGACGTGACCGGCCCGACTCACCAAGGGCGCGTGGTGTTTGGAAACATCAACATCAAGAACAAGTCGGAGAAAGCCGAGAGCATTGGCCGCGCTCAATTGGGCGAGCTTATGCGTGCGCTTGGTTTGGCGAAGCTGACCGACACCGATCAACTGATTGGCGGAAGTTTGTCTATTAAATTGGATATTCGCGAGGCCAGAACTGATGCAGTGACCGGCAAAATTTACGAGGCCAGCAATGACGTGAAAGGCTTCAAAGCTTCCGGCGATGCCATGCCAGTCAGCGCGGTGCCATCGTTTTCAAAGCCTGCCGTTACTGCGCCAAAGGCTGAGGGTGCTACGCCTCCTTGGGCCAAGAAGTAATAGGCAAAAAAAATCCCCTGTTGTGACCGCAACAGGGGCCAAGCAAATCAAAAGGAGATTCCACCCGATGAAAGATTACAGCATCCAGGAGTTAATTGACAAGTCCCACGAATCACGCCAAGAACCGCCACGATCTCACCTTGGCGCATCAATGCTTGGGCACCCGTGTGACCGTTGGCTTTGGTTGTCGTTTCGGTGGGCGGTCGTTGAAAAATTCCCTGGCCGCATCTTGAGATTGTTTAGGCGCGGGCAAAACGAAGAAGATCAAATTGTGCGTGACTTGCGCGCGATCGGTGTGGATGTGCAAAAAACCGGCTCTCAACAAAGCCGCGTGAATTTCGGCTGTCATGTGTCTGGATATATTGATGGCATTGCAGAATCTGGTGTTCCGTTTGGAGACGGCAAGCGCCATGTGGTTGAGTTTAAAACGCACAGTAAAAAGTCTTTTGATGACCTGGAAGAAAACGGAGTTAAAAAATCAAAGCCAATGCACTACGCGCAGATGCAGGTGTACATGCTTGGCACCAAGCTAGAACAAGCCCTATATGTTGCCGTATGCAAAGACGATGACCGCATCTGGTCAGAGCAGGTGTTTTTTGACAAAAACCTAGCAAATTCACTGGTTGAGCGTGGAAAGCGCATTGCTTTGTCAGATCGTATGCCTGAGCCGTTGAGCGCCGACCCGAGCTGGTATCAGTGCAGGTTTTGCCCCGCACATGAGTTTTGCCACAAGACGCACACCACTAAAGAAGTGAATTGCCGCACCTGCGCTCACTCTACCGCCACGCCTGACAGCACATTTACCTGCGCCAGACATGGCGATGCAGCGGTGCCGGTTGAGTATCAGCGAACAGGCTGCGAGGGCCATGTGCTGCACCCTGATCTAGTGCCGTGGCAGATCAAAGAAGGCCCGGACGCCATGACTGCCGTTTATATGGTTGACGGAAAGGAAGTGGCAAACGGTGAGCCGAACGAAACGACATTCACCAGCAAGGAGATTTTGGCGAATCCAAAGATGTGCGCGAATCCAGATAGGTTTATTCAGGAAATGCGCGGAATTGGGGGGAGGGTGATTGGATAATGGGGAACTTAAATGAGTTGGCTCTTTTCGCGGGCGCTGGTGGCGGCATACTTGGCGGACACTTGCTTGGATGGCGGACAGTCTGCGCCGTTGAATGGGAACCCTACCCCGCAAGCGTATTGTGCGCCCGACAAAATGACGGACTTCTCCCGCCTTTCCCGATTTGGGATGACGTTCAAACCTTTGACGGCAAACCGTGGCGAGGCATTGTTGATGTTGTATCGGGAGGATTTCCCTGCCAAGACATCAGCGTTGCCGGAAAAGGAGCTGGAATCAACGGCGATCGGTCAGGAATGTGGAAACACATGGCGCGTATCATTGGCGAGGTTCGACCCCGATTCGTCTTTGTGGAAAACAGCCCAGCTCTCATTACTCGGGGGCTCGGACGAGTGCTCGGTGACTTGGCCGCGCTCGGGTATGACTGCCGCTGGACAGTGCTGGGAGCTGCCGATGTTGGAGCGAACCACCAGCGGGACAGATTCTGGCTTGTGGCCCACGCCCACGGCATCAGCGATGCCATGCGAAGGGACGCAGCGGATCATGCGCAAGAAATGGCTGGCAGGAGAGTTGAGTCTAGAAGAAGCCAGCGCGATTGCGGGGCGGGATGTTCGCAAAGCGCAGGGCAAAGTTCCGTCAATGTGGCCGACGCCAACAGTGTGCGGAAATTACAACCGCAAGGGGGCAAGTGCGACGAGCGGGGATGGATTGGCGACGGCGGTAAGGATGTGGACGACTCCAACAGCGCACAACGCCAAGGAAACGAATGCGCCGAGCGAATCGAAGCGCAACAGTCCGACATTGGCAGCGCAGGCTGGTGGAAGTCTGAACCCAACGTGGGTCGAGTGGCTAATGGGGTGGCCGCTAGGATGGACAGACTTAAAGCCATTGGAAATGGACAAGTCCCTTTGTGTGCAGCGACAGCATGGAGCATATTAAATGCTCCGTGACTACCAACAGCGCACCATTGACCAACTCTACGCTTGGTTCGCCGCAGGCAACCAGGGAAACCCATGCTTAGTGCTGCCGACCGGCTCCGGCAAGAGTCACATCGTCGCCGCCCTGTGCAAGGACGCCCTGCAGAACTGGCCAGAGACGCGCGTGCTGATGCTCACGCACGTCAAGGAGCTCATCGAGCAGAACGCTGAGAAGATGCGCCAGCACTGGCCGGGTGCGCCGATGGGCATCTACTCTGCCAGCATTGGGCGGAAAGACTTGGGCGAGCCGATAACCTTTGCCGGGATTCAGTCGATCCGAACCAAGGCTCAGGATGTCGGTCACATTGACCTGGTGCTGATTGATGAATGCCACTTGGTAAGCCACAAGGACGAAGGCGGATACCGTACCTTCTTAGCCGAACTGCAAGCCATCAACCCGGCGCTGCGTGTGGTTGGGCTGACCGCCACGCCTTACCGCCTCGGGCATGGACTTATCACCGATGCCCCGGCAATCTTTGCCGACCTCATTGAGCCAGTAAGCATTGAGGAGCTGGTGTTTCGAGGATACCTGTCAAAACTGCGAAGCAAAGTGACCGGGGCGCGGCTTGATGTGTCGAAGGTAAAGAAACGCGGCGGTGAGTATGTTGAGGCCGATCTTCAACGCGCCGTGGATACAGACGACCAGAATCACGCCGTGGTGCGGGAAGTTATCGCGAGGGCAGAAGATCGCAAAGCATGGCTGTTTTTCTGCACTGGTGTAGCCCATGCACAACACGTGACCGAAGTCTTGCAAGAGTACGGTATTGCCGCCGCGTGTGTAACTGGCGACACGCCAAAGGCAGAACGCGCCGCAATTATTGCGGATTTTAAGGCAGGCAAACTCCGCGCATTGACTAACGCCAACGTGCTAACGACCGGCTTTGACTATCCAGATATTGACCTGATCGCCATGCTTCGGCCAAGTATGTCACCGAGCCTATATGTGCAGATGGCCGGGCGAGGCATGAGGCCCAAAAGCCATACAGATCATTGCCTAGTGCTCGACTTCGCTGGCGTGGTGGAAACTCATGGCCCGATTACGGCAGTGCAACCACCGAAGAAAGCGGGATCGGGCGAAGGCGAGGCACCTGTAAAAGTATGCGACAACTGTGCCGAGCTTTGCCCGATCTCAGCCCGTCAGTGTCCGGCATGTGGCGCTGAGTTTCCGGCACCAGAGCCGAAGAAGTTTCACCTGCATACCGATGACATCATGGGCCTTGAGGCGCAGGAGCTTGAGGTAACAGAGTGGAACTGGCGCAGGCATGTGAGCAAGGCATCGGGCAAAGAAATGCTTGCCGTGACGTATTACGGGGCGCTGAGCGATAAGCCGATCACCGAATATCTACCCATCAACCATGAAGGCTACGCAGGCCAGAAGGCTTTAGGGCATTTGCTAAGTGCAAAGGCTAAAAGCGGTGCGCCGAACACTGAGGAATCTTCTCTTGATGGCATAGCCGATGCAATGAACAAGGGCGCTGCACCAACTACCATCACTTACAAACAAGACGGAAAATTTTACAGGGTGCTGACACGATCATGGAGAAAATAAAAACAGAGCACGAAGAACAACGAGAATTTGTATCCTGGTTTAGACAAACCTTTCCCCCCGTCAGAATCTTTGCAATTCCAAACGGAGGCGCACGCACGCCAAGCACTGCCGGTAGGCTTAAAGCAGAGGGTGTAAGCAAAGGCGTGCCAGACCTGTGCATTCCAGCATGGAAAATGTGGGTTGAAATGAAACGCCAAAAAGGTGGGGTGGTTTCGCCAGAACAAAAAGTCTGGCGGCAGTATCTTGAAAGCATTGGCGATTTTGTTATAGTAGCTAAAGGCAATGAAGATGCTCAAAGGCAGATTCTTGCCCGCATCAAGACGCATGGGGGTTGATGTACGCGACCTAGGCGCGGCCCATAAAGAGAAATCAGCCTCCACCCGTGTTGGTTACAAGCAGCCATATATAACTTTCGAGGTTTGAAAGCTGCGCCAACAACTAACCCGCTTCGGCGGGTTTTTTATTGCCTACACACTTTTTTTACATTCTTTTGTTAAAAACACTTGCATCGTGCGCTCAGTGTGCGTAATATGAACACATCAACAACGCAACACAACAAGGAGCTGCATTATGCAAACACTTGATAGCAACGCGGTAATTGTCCCAACTGGCTACATGCTCTGGAATGTAACTCTCACGGCTTCAGGCCGTGACAAAGTAACCGCAGCTTTTGATTATCACTATCGCGGTGGCTGGAAACTTGAAGAAACCCCATGTGCAGCCAATGACCCGTTTTTTCGTGACAAGTATCACTACGAGGATTACGGCACTGCCGACCAGTTGATTGAGGATATCGAGAAAGATGCAATGGGCAGCGAAAGCCACCCGGTGTGTGTGATTGATGGACAGAATGTGCCTCTGATTCAGGGGATCGACTACTACTTCGAATTCAAGTCTTGGCAGGTGTGGGAGCTGGAAAAGATTGCTGCGGGGCTTAATGACCTGCACGAAGTGATGGAAACAGAAATGAATCGTCTTGGTTGGTAACTTAATCGCCACCCTTCGGGGTGGCTTAAAGGGAGGCCCCAAAATGAAATACATTCTTGCTCTTGTGATGTTTGATTGTCTGGCAGCTTTTGCAATCTGCTTAGTGGCAGCGGTTTGCAACATTTCTCAAGCTGTCCCTGCTTTGGCTGGCGCCGTAGTTGCTGGGGCAGTTGGATATTGCTGTGCCTGGAAACTTGAAAAACTCGAGGAGGCCGAGCTTTGATGCAAGATCAAGAAAAGAAAAAAGAACGGTTTTGTAGCAACTGCATGAAGTATCAACCCGATGAAGGCGGCATGATCAAACAGACCGCCAATAAACCTAGATGGCGATGCGCGAAGTGTACGGAAAGAAAACGCACATACATGAAAGGGAAAGAAAAATGACATCAGGCAAAAAAGGATGGTTTGTGGCGATGGGTCCGAAAAAAGGCAAACAGGAACCCGAGTTTTTTGCACCTTTGGCGTACGGACGAGACGACGAACCCTCTCACCACATGTTGCTAATGCGTGGCCGGGCGACGATTTTTGACACGATTGAGGAAGCCTGGAACGAAGCCAAAAAGACGTGCATGGAAGCAAAGCAAAACGGTGAAGGTTGGTACGAAAACTATGTGTTTTCGCTCATCGAGGTGCAACTATGAGCGAGGAAAAAGACCAGGTGAAAGAGGATCTGCTGCTCTGGAACATAGCGTATGAATCAGGTGCCGCAGCAGAGCGCGAAGCATGTGCCAGGCTTGTAAAAAGTTACGATACATTCAACGAATCAACACAAGGATGGCAAGACGTGTTTGCAATTGCGATTAGAGCTAGGGCATACAAGTGAGAAAGCAAAGCAAACGACAAGTGCGCCCCGCAGAAATACCTTGCATCGTCATGGGGCACATTGTTCCAGAATCTCAGATCGTCTTATTAACTTCATTAAACGCCTTTGTTCAGGGTTGGGCGCACCCTTCACACTTTGACGTAATGCTAGACACCCGCGATCTGTTGTTGTTAGCAGCAAATGCAAAGCAGGAACATGACACGATCGAAGCAGCTAGGGCGTTTAACGTAGCACTGGCAAACATCAAAAACAGTTGGGACGGCATCAAGTTTGATGTTAGCGACGACGAACTCAATGCTTTAAAGATGTTGGTCGATATATCAAACGACTTTTGGGCAAGGCAATCAGGAAGCTTGTTTCATACAGCTTACAAGGTGCTAAAACAATGGCGAGCAGAACAAGAAAGCCAAAAAAATGAAGTGCATTCTGTTTAAGAAAGTGAGAACACCTATATGACACTACAAGAAGCAGCACAGCAGGCGCTTGAGGCGTTGGAGTTGGCATTCGAAAAAGACCTGACATATTTAAGCGATCACGCAATGATTGCAAGGCAAGACGTTGTTAGGTCGCGCCTCGCAATCACCGCCCTCCGCGCCGCCATAGCCGAGGCATCCGGACAGGATGTGCAGCAGGAGATGGAACGGGAGCCGGTGGCGTGGACAACCATGCCACACGCAGACGATTGGCTGTTTGTGTCAGGCAAAAAGAAGCTAGCATTGTCCGGGGAGTGGCACCCCCTCTACACCTACCCCCATCGCCGCGAGTGGGCTGGGCTGACGGATGAGGAGATGAAACAGACTTGCTATGAAACTTTGTCATTTGATCCATACGTTATTGCCCGCGCCATCGAAGCCAAGCTGAAGGAGAAGAACTCGTGAGCGAAACCATCAAAACCAAATACAAAGCCAGCATCCCAGGCAAGAGCAGCATTGAGATTGAACACGGGACGCTGCCGCTAGACCTTCACAAGATGATCGTGTGGATTATGGGTATGCCAGAGGAAGCGGTCGCCCTGTTGCCTGAGTATGAGCGGCTGAGGGGAGAGAAATGAAGCGCGATGAAATTATTCGCATGGCCCGACAAGCCGGCGCAGAAAGAAGCTGCATCAATGACGAAGTGTGGATGCTGGCGTTAGCTGAGACGGGGTTTGAGAAGTTTGCTGAGCTTGTCGCCGCTGCCGAGCGTGAGCACAGGGCGTTTGAAATTGCCGAATGTTATCGGTGCGGCTGGGATGGCGGCGTAAAGGCCGAGCGGGAGGCGTGTGCGAGGGTGTGCGATGACTGGCCAAATGGCCGTGACGATATCTACTCAATCGGCGTTGCCATCCGAGCAAGGAGTGAGAAATGACACAAGATGATGGCTATTACTGCGTGGTATGCGGCAGGCTTTTGCCCTCAAATGACGGAATTATCGTTCATGACGATGTTCCACACCCACCAGATATGACTTTTGATGAAGAGGAAAAACCACAATGACACCGAAAGAAATCAACGACCTGAAGAAAGAACACAACGCGCTGCTTGAACGAGGCCAAGAACTTTATGCGGACGTGATGAAGCTGCACAAACAAGTCCTTGAGTTGCAGGATCAGATCAAACACGCGGAAAGGGAAGAGTACGACCCGATTCCTCTGATTTTTGGTGGCGGCTTTTGGATTGATCCTGAGCTATGACACGCGACGACATTCTGAAGATGGCTCGGGAGGCGGGCATTGACGCTTGGTGGGACAGCGGGAATGAGCACCGTGAAGTTTTGCAAGAACATCTTGAACGCCTTGTGCGCCTTGCATACGAGGCTGGTGCCGATGCCGAGCGCGAGGCGTGTGTCCGCGTACTTGAGGACTACGAACGGTTTGGAGACACGAGAGATTGCGCCGCCGCAATCAGAGCAAGGGGCGAAAAATGACCCGCGATGAGATTATCCGCATGGCGCGGGAGGTTGGATTTGATGACTTTGAGCAGGACGCCATGCTTGAACGCTTCGCCGCACTTGTCCGGGCTGCCGAGCGCAAGCCGCTGACAAAAGAGCAGCTCCTTTACGTTTACAACAAACTTCCAAATTGGGGGATGGATATGGATAGCCTTCCAAAAAGTTTGGAGCAATTTGCCCGCGCAATTGAACGAGCGCATGACATTGGGGGTGAGGAATGACTGACAAAGAATTGTTGGAGCTGGCTGCGAAGGCGGCGGGCATTGATGTGCGCTGGTATCAGGGCGACTGCTTGCGCGTAGCCGACAAGTGCAACGGATTTGCGGGCAGGTGGAACCCACTAACCGACGATGGCGATGCGCTGCGGCTGGCGGTGAAGTTGCGCATGGACGTTGAGTGGTTAGACGTCGACACGGTGTTTGTTTCTGGGGGACCATGCATCCATGTCGGGGTAGACCCCTACGCCGCCACCCGCCGCGCAATCGTTCGGGCTGCTGCGGAGATTGGGAGGGAGATGAAATGACGCGTGAAGAAATCGTTCGCATGGCGCGGGAGGCAAATCGCTATGCCAGCAATCAGACAGATGACAGTTTTGAGTGGCAAGAGATACGTGCTGAACGCTTCGCCGCCCTAGTCGCTGCTGCCGA